ATCTTCTATACTCTTAGAACTTGTTATTATAGACAAAGTTGATAAAATCTCTTGGGCATAATTATAAGATTCTTTATATAAACTTGAATTTGTAGAAATTTTAGAATTAATTAAATATATATACTTTGTAGAATTCTTTATATTATTAATTGTAATTTTTATCTTTAAACTATTTACATAAGTTTTTATTTTTTTCTTTCCTAATATACTTCCAGCTATAGCTCCTGTTTCGCCAAATAAAAGACCTCCTCCAATAGCACCACCTAATCCACTTTTAATTATAGATTCATCATCTTCTAAAAGTTCAAATGAAATAATATCCCTAAAGTCATATACTCTCTTATTCTTATTTAAATTGCTTATTTTATCAGATATAATTAATTGTTTTTTATTTTCATCTACTAATAAATAAATTCCTACTTTTTTACTTGCGTTAAAAGATTCAAATCTTTTTTTATTTTCAAGTGTTAATCTTATTGATTTTTTTATTTCCTCAGAAGATATTTTTTTAATTACATCTGTTGGTTCGACTATAGAAAATGTATCTTTATATTTTTTTAAACATTCAGAACATATTACACCATCAGATATTTTTTGTTTACCTTTTTCTCCACATATACAACAACTTTCATTTCCACTAAATAATCCCATAATATCCCCCTTTATTATAATGAATTTATAGGATTATTATACTATATCAGTAAAATTTTTACATCATTATCACCTCCTTTCATTAAAAAAACACTTACTCATTTGTAAGTGTTTTTGAATTATTTTTAATTTTAAGTCCACATAGTTAATATAAAACTTGTCGTATTAATAGATGCTGTCATATTCCTAAACGCATTTACATACCACATAGTTAATATAAAATCTTCCTGTTATTTGTTTATAAAACTTGCCTACTCCCTTTACATACCACTTAGTTAATATAATTTCCTACCTATATTATACCATTTTTTACCAAATAAAGCACTTGAAACAACATAATATCCAAGTGCTTTATCCATATTATTTTACTTATTTTCTCTCTCTTGTTGTTCCCTAAGAATACCTCTCAATATCTCTGCATACTCTTGAAATTTTTCTTCATTGTCCTGTTTTAATTTATATAATAATGTAGCAAACTTTACAAAGTATTCTACATCTTCATCAGTTTTTAAATTATATTCATTAAGTAAATTCTCACACATTGTATTAATCCCCCTCAAAACTAAAATAAACTAAACTAAATTATTTAATACAACTGATAAATTTACTCAATCTTATAAACCACATGATAATTCTTCTTTTCACCTGCAATCTTAGCAGGTCTATTATTTTCCTCTATCCAATTTCTAACCTTATCTATTACACTCTTTGTATATTTATTTACAGTACCAGTCCAAGAACCATTAGTTTCCCAAACGCCTTTGACTTCGTTTTCTTCTAAATCAATCTTTTTAATAATTTCACAAACAGCCATCTGAGCTGGTTTATTACTCTTAGAATATATTTTCAGTTTAGATGCTATTTGCTTTGTATCAAAATAATGTTCTTCTTCGTTTATCTCTATTGGTAAATCAATTCCTGCTTTCTTATATAATGTTTTAGCTGTTAATAGTTTGGATTTATTGTCAAAGCCTGCACCATCTAATAGTTCTTTTAACATAGATGTACTATTGTAAGCTAACTGTAATTTTTCAATCTCGCTTGCTTTTTCTCTCAACTTATCTGGGTCAGCATTATTTGTTATGTATGCACCAGTTTGTCGAATGGCTGGAAGTACTTCATCACTTATCCAATCTTGAAATCTCTCAGCTTCTTCTTTTTTAGATTTAAATATTAACTTATATACTCCACTCTCTGTTAAGAACTTTTCACCTGTGTTATGCAATTTTCTAAAGTCCTTATCTAGGACATTAGAATTTTTTAATAATACAGCTTGAGTATCATTCATTTTAGATAAATGATTTCTTATTGCACTATCACTTAACTCTAAACATCTTCCACAATCATATGGATTAAATAAAACTTGCCCATTATATTCAAGTACTTCAACTTTCTTTTCTTCAAACATCATTAATTCATTTTTCATAATATTACACTCCTTAATTGAATTTTTTTAAGGAATGACGTATACTATAGTTAGTGTATATAATATACGTCAATAAGGGATGTTCAATCTTTGGTCGGGGAGAACGTCTCTTATTTTTTATTCCTCTTTTTCTAACTCTTCATTAATCTTTTCTTCAAGCCAAATAGTTTTAGTCTTGTTCTGCTTTTTTAAATGTTCTTCAATTTTTTCTACTTTCTCTCTATCTAGTAGAACACTAAAAGTTTTCTTATTCTGTCGTCTCTGCTTGAAGTAATCTGCTCTACTGCTATCAGTAATAATTTTCACCTCTTTTCTGTATCGCGATAATATAATTATACATTGTATCGCGACACTTTTCAAGAGTTTTTACTAATTTTTTCTAATTATTTTACTCAACCGACCAATTTTGAGCAAAACAAAAGCACCTACCAAAAAGTAAGTGCTTTCTATATAACAGATTTAATTTTAAAATAAAGTATTCACCTAATTTCCAGACGAGAAATCCAAATCATCAATTAAATTTACATTATTTTTTATATTATTCCAATCATCTAAAAATACATTATAAGTGAGTGTCACATCAACAATAAAGCTTATTCTCACTGAATGGATATCATTCATATCTTTTATATTGTTTACAAATTCTTTAGTAAAGTTTCTACACTCATTTTCATCATTAAACCTAGAATTTTCCACTTGAATACTAACTATATATCCCTCACCTTTTGTTGGGTTTAATATGTTAACATAATATGTTGTTTTATCTTTTAAGTCTTCTGGTATCATAGAGTCTACTTTTGCTTGCATCTCTTGTTTATAAATATCTTCTTTTTCTCTTTCGCTAATTATATTTTCTTTTGTAATATTTCCTTCATTTACTTCATCTCTATTTTTTGAATCTCGTATCGCTTGATGAATCATCATTGATACTGTAAATACAACAAAGTATATTAAAAATATCACTAAAATTTTCTTCAACAAACTTAATTTTTTAAATTTTCCCCACATAATGAACTCTCCCCTATTAAATTCTTTATTCAAATATAATTCTATCTAAAAATAAGAACTTAGTCTATTGATTTAAAATATTTTGAGCAAAATAAAAGCACCTACCAAAAATAAGTGCTTCTTTCTTCTATTTAGTTTTTCTCCACATTGTTAATATAAAAGTTTGGAGTTTTAAAATTATCATTCCTATCTTTTGCTTTATTTACATACCACTTAGTTAATATAAAACATTCAAGAAGTAATTGTAATTGTTCATCTGTAAAATAATTTACATTCCATATAGTTAATCTAAAACTAAAGAAATTGATAAAATTATTGTTTATTCAGTTGGATTTACATTCCATATAGTTAATCTAAAACATTATACACAAATACAACTTGAAGAAGCTTTAAAAACATTTACATTCCATATAGTTAATCTAAAACGCTTTTAAACTTTCCTCTAATGCAATACTATCTGTACGATTTACATACCACTTAGTTAATATAAAACGACTTGTGTTTATAGATTTCTATATTTTTATTATACCACTTTTTAACAAACAAAGCACTTGAAACAACATAATATCCAAGTGCTTTATTTATATTATTTACTTATTTTTCTCTTCTTTTTTCCTACATTCTTCTTTCACTAAACTTACAAATCTATAAAATTTATCTGGATTTTCATTTCTCATTTTTTCAAAGATACTTCCAAGTTCTCTAATAAGTTCTATTCTATCCATATCAAGTAAATTCTCACACATTGTATTAACCCCCCAAAATAAACTAAAATATATTATTTAATACAACTGATAAATTTACTCAATTTTATAAACCACATGAAAATTCTTCTTCTCACCTTGTATCTTAGTAGGTCTATTATTCTCCTCTATCCAATGTCTTATTTTATCTATTACACTCTGTGAATACTTATTGACACTTCCACTCCAACCTCTTTTACTCTCTAGTACTACTAACTTTTCATTATCTTGTATATCTAACTTCTTAATAATTTCACCTATTGCATGAAATGCAGGTTTATTAGACTTAGAATAAACATTTAACTTAGTTGCTATTTGTACAGTATCAAAGAAATGTTCCTTCTCTTCTATTTCAAGAGGTAACTCTATTCCTGCCTTTTTGTAGATAGTCTTTGCTGTAAGTAATTTTGCTTTTTCATCTATTCCAGCATTATCTAAGAATGGAGTTAGTATTTCTATAGTCTTATTAACTGTATCTAAACTTTCTATTTCATTTGCTTTTTCTCTTAATGCTTGAGGGTCAGCGTTATTTGTTATGTATGCACCATGTTGTCGAATAGCTGGTAAAACTTCTCGTCTAAGCCATTTCCTAAACTGTACACCAATAGGTTTGTCTGTGTATTGTAAAAATCCATATAAACCATCTTCATAAAAAATAGTTATACTTCTAGCTTTATTACTAATTATATTATTTGCGACTACATTTAAAGTAGTTACAAAATCATTAAATTCATTTCCTTTCAATACATCATACTCTTGTTCAATCTCAAAGTCTTCTGCTTTTATGCAATCCTGTATTGTTTTAGATACATCAGCATAATCGAATAATCCAACTATTTGATTAGCTATCCAACAAGATTTTTCTTTCCACATAAAAGTATAAATTTGACTTCCATTGAACTCTTTTACTATTAAATTTTTCATAACTATTACACTCCTTAATTGAAATTTTTTAAGGAATGACGTATACTATAGTTAGTTGATGTATAGTATACGTCAATAAGGGTTGCTCAAACTTTGGTCGGTGGGAGTGACCCTTATTTTTTATTCCTTTTGTTCCAGTTCCTCGTCGATTTTTTCTTCTAGCCATTCTTTCTTAGTTAGATTCTTCTCTTCTAACACTTCATCAAATTTATCTAACTTTTCTTTGTCTAAAAGTACACTAAAACCTCTTTTATCTTTTCGACGATTTTTCATATACTCTGCTCTACTTTTAGTTGCTATTTTATTCACCTCTTTTCTGTAACTCGTTACATTAATAATAACATTGTAACGAGTTACAGTCAAGCTATTTTGGAATATTTTGCAAATAAAATTTTATTGAAGCTAGCGTCGTAAAACACTACCTCAGCTATATCTTTTTTTCTAATTATTTTACCCAACCGACCAAATTTGAGCAAAACAAAAGCACCTACCAAAAGTAAGTGCTTCCTTTTCTTTATTTAATTTTGATACTACATATTTAATATACTAGTAATATAGTTTGAGTTTTGACCATGTTCCCAAAACGGGAATGTGCTATCATTTCAAATATTTTATAAAAGCACCTACATATTTGTAAGTGCTTACTATATTATCTATTTAGTTCATATACTACATACATAAAATATCCACATATTATTCTTAATATAAACAAATCTCCCTAATATACCATGCTATAATTAATTTAGGAAATATTAGTAGATACTTCCTAAATTAATTATGAAAGGATGGTGATATAATGAAACGTGATTTAGAATTGATAAGAGATATTCTAATCAAAATGGAAGAATCTGATGCTGATAGAATGTCTATCAGTGATTTCATGACTGATGTCTATGATGAAAGAACTATTTCTTATCATTTACAATTATTATTGGATGTTGGCTTTATTGAAGCTACACCAATGGGTGTTCAAAGATGCTTATATAAACATTATATTGTTAAGAGGATAACCTCCTTTGGTTATGATTATCTTGACAATATAAGAGATGACACTGTTTGGAATAAAACTAAAAAACAATTAGGTAATTTTGCATCTTCCGCCTCTTTAAAAGTTATAGGCAGTGTTGCATCTAGTGTTATTTTAAAGATGATAGGAGTATAGCTTCAAACTTTATAGCATCTTCGAAAATCATATCTAATTTTTTATAATTATCAATATTTTTTTCATAAGACTTAGTTGAATATTTATTTATATTTTCAATTAAGTCTTCTCTTGCTTGTATCAAAATTTTTAACCTCATTGAACAGGCAATAAATTCTATATCTTTATTCATTTAATCACCTCTATTTTTTTACATAACAAAAGCACCTACATGTTTGTAAGTGCTTTCTTTGTTTATTTAATTTTGAATCCACATAGTTAATCTAAAACCAATTTCATGTGTGGATAGTTGCCATATCTCCCACCCATTTACATTCCATATAGTTAATCTAAAACATCATCTGAGTCTGTAAGAGTTGTAGAATCATTAAAATTTACATTCCATATAGTTAATCTAAAACTCATAGCTATTTCTTTTGCCATATCTAACTTAATTACAATTTACATTCCATATAGTTAATCTAAAACAGAAGATGCAAAGAAAAAATTAGGATTAGACAATTTGATTTACATTCCATATAGTTAATCTAAAACTCCAATTTCTTCTGTAAATTGAGACTCTCGAAAAATTATTTACATTCCATATAGTTAATCTAAAACCCCAAAATAAACTTAGCATTTCCAATACCTACACATACACACCTCTCTCAAATTTGCAGTGAACCATGAGTAGTGCAATTGATAACATTTATCACACACCCTCAATGCCTTGTATTCCAATTGTTAAACCATATTTTATTACAAAAATCGAACACTGCAAAATCTCTACATTTTTATTATATCATAAATATATTATTTTTGAATATCTGTACCAATTTGTGGTATAATAAAAACAAGAAGAACTACAATCTATTTGGAAGTAGAGTGAAGTTCTAAACAATTTAATGCTTATTTTTTTTGAACTTAAATGAAAATTTAAGCTCAACATCTAAGTCACTCTCTTGCACAGAGTGGCTTTTTACTTTTTTGATACATAGACAAACTATGTAACCGATTAGACTAGCTGTTAAACTAGCTAATACACCAATCAAAAAATTATCCATACATATTCACCTCCCTTCTATACGTTGGGAGGATAATCTTTTGTATGAACTCCACTCTATAAATTGTAGATTACATCTTCTTGCTAAAAATATTATAACATATAATTATTACATATTTTACCTATTCTATATTTATTTTTTTATTTTGCTATCTTCTTCTACCCCTCTTTCTCTCTCTTTCAGCTTCTTTCATTGCTTCCTCTTCATCCTCTATCTTAATAAGTATTGAGGCGGCTGCTAATGCTCTCTCATTAATCTCTAATCCCATATAATCACCTGGTTTCCACTTTAATTTTTGGATACAATAATGCGTGATACTAGCATCAAAATCGCCGCCCCTAATTAGTTTTTTGCTTCTTCTACTTTATCTTCAAATGTTGTATCAAATCCATTAACCTCATTAACTTTTACTGTATAGTTGACATACTCACCTGCTGTAAGCATTGTCTTTAATAACTGAGCTTCTCCCATCACTCCATAACTATTTTGGAGTTCGGCATCCTTTAAATCTGGAAATACTGTAGATGCTACACATAATTCAGCTACATAACTGTTATAATCAATTTCACTTGTGAATTGACCTGTTGGCTTCCCGTTATTGCCAATCACTTTTACTCTTTTGGTACAATTTCTTCTTAATACTTCATCTTCCTCAGAAGATAAAACTTTTAATTCCCATTCAACTGGCTTTCCTTCTTCGTCTAAAAATCTATCACTTGCTATATATTTTACATTATCAACCTTTATTGCATTTTGACTTAAAAAAGCACTTAAATTACTCATATTATCCTAATCTCCTTTTATTTTAATTTTTTATATAAAAAA